ATCAAAATGTTTTTTATGGTCGTCAACATAATCTTTAATATCTGCCGCTACCTTCTTTTCATCTTCATTCAAATCATCTTCATCATCTTCATCATATGAGCCATATAGATTATCAATATCACCTATAAAACCGTCACATGCAAAATTTGGATCATCTGGACAGTTACCGCCACAGTAACGACACTTTTCTTCTGTTATAAATTGATATGATTCATACCAAGTTGATTTTTCTTCATTCATAAATTTTACTGGTACTGAAATTGTAGCACCTGACTCAGGATCTAGAATAACCATACGTTCTTCACCTGGTGTATCGTTTTTAAAATCTGAATGAATTTTAGCAAACTCATCTTTTTTAATTAGAGATACTTTGCCATCATAATAATATTTTGTTTCTTCGATACCAAGACCAAGTATACGTCTTGCATCTTCCATATCGTTTTGTTTTACTGATTTTGATAATTCAATGTATTCACGGAAATTTAAAGTTTTCAATCTGTCTCTGACAACTTCACCTTTCTCGCCAACTAAATCGGCAATATCTGCAACTTTATCATCGAAACTCTCATTCATATTATCTATTAATTGTTTTTTAATTTCCATAATATTATCCTTATCTTCTATTCAACGTTTTTAAACGTCTACTTGCTGGGTTCATTCTTTTTGTCATAGCAGACTTTCTTTTTAATCTAGCACCCATTTTTGCTTTCGTTCTAGCAAGAGTGAATCTCTTTTTAATGTCTACTGGTTTAAAACATGCACTTGGACTAGAAACAGTTTTACCTTTTAATCTTCCGCTTCCACATCTGTACTTACGTACAATTTGTTTACCCTTACGTGCATAAACAAGTTTTGCCTCAAAGATATCATCATATACTTCTGCAACTTGCATTATAAACCTCCAAAAACGGAAGTGAGTAATGCTAATAGCATTGTAGCAAATAATGTTGAACTAGCCCATATAATAATTTTCTTAAGTTCAGAAAGACCTTCTTTAGTTTCAGCGGCATTCTTTTCGATAAGACCTTCTAGTCTATTGATACTTTGGTCTAAATTCTTGAAACGTTCATGAGCAACCGCAACATGAGTTTCTAAACTCTCTGTTTCTAACTGTGCTAACTTAGTATCTATATCGGGCATCGTTTATATTTCCTTATAATATATCTGACATTACAAATTCAACGTTTGCACTTGTATCAAGTTGAACGCCATCTATTGTTATGCCATCAAAAAGTTCTTTGAGTACTGATACTGTATCACCGCCTCTTTCGAACACTCTTCCATGCTCAACTGCAAACTTAAACAACATACCTGCACCTGTTAATGTTGGTGCTAGTCCGTTTAATGTAACAGATATCGGATTGTTCATTATAATTGGTTGTGCTACAAGATTAATAACATTTACAACGTCATCAAAATTCTGTTGTGTTTGGTCAGCAACATTTCCAGTTGCAGTAATATCTAGACCACTTACATACATTGTATAAAAGTTTATATTGCCTGATAAATTTTCACCAGCACTTGCGGCTCCATGTATTCTTGCCATATTCTTTTCTCCAAATAGTTATATGTATTTATCATTTATATATGGATATGGAGCCAAAAAAAGACCCTCGTTAGAGGGTCTTTTAATACACGCAAAGTGTGGGTTGGACTAACGTCCAGGGGGGTAAATTAGTATGCGAAATCGGCTACTGTGAAATCAGCACCTAGAGCCGCGTCTAAACCAGCGGCATCCCATGCACCGTTGTTTTCTACTGCGATTCTTACATCGTTACCGTCAATAGCACCTAGTAGTACAACTGTTGCTTTTGTGCCTGTTGTTTCTACGATTGCTTTCATGTCGCTTGACGCCATGCCAGTTTTTGTAACTGTAAAGTGATTTAAGTTACCTGTTAAAAATTGACCTGCATCATATGATTCATGTACTTTTGCCATTTTAGTTCTCCTAAATAATTACTTGAGCATTATTATAGTATTGCTCTATACGTTTATTTATCATTTTTATTAAAAAATTGGGTATATTAGCGACCAGATTTCTTATATCTAGGACTTAAATCTCTGCCTGTTTGATAAGAAGTCTTACCTAAAGCCTTGCCGACCTTATTTGCGGCTACCAAAGCGGCGCCAAATGCGGCTACTTTAGTGATTGGTTTGTCCCAAATGTCTTTTACTATGCCTTTTGTAGACTTTGTGTCTTTATACATGTAGTTTCCACGCTTTTGGAACGACTTTAACGCTGGCATTAACTCACTACGCATTGCTTTTGAACGTGTGTATTGCATCATTCTAGTTGTAACTAATGCTTTTTGATTTTGATTTAGATTATCCCAATCACCTATTAATCTTCTCATTGATTTTAACATACCATCTTGTACATTTAAATCACGTTGAAATCTTAATAACATTCTTTGTTCAAATCCTGAATCTGATTTACCTGCACCTATATGACCTAGGTATCTTAGCAAATCTTGTTTCTTTAAATTAATTCTTCCTATAGCAATCTTATCTCTTGGGTCTGAATAATCTATACCTTTACCCATTAAACGATGTAATGTTGCATACAAATCAGTTCCACTTGTTCTAAAATAGTCAAAGTTTCTATATGCCATAGTTCTACTTGCGTATTCTTTTGCCAATGGTGCAAACTCATAGTCTTTATTCATCATGTTCAACTGCATAAGATAAGCAAATGCAAGTTCACCTGCATCACTTACATTAAGAGCATCCATAGTTTGTCTTGTTCTGAATAATCTACTTTCTGTTAATTGATTAATTAACTTTAGTTCACTACTATGCTGATATTGTTTGTCGTTGTCATGTTTATATTGTTTGCTCATTTTAATCTCTCGGTGCAAAGTTTGCCGCACTAAACTCTAATCTGTCTACAATCTTCATTGCTCTACCAATATGGTCAACAATAACAAAGCCTTCTGGATCTGTTACCTTTAGTGAACCGTCTGGTTGTTCAATAAAGCTATCAATCGCTTTAATATTTCTCATTTTCTTTTGAAACAACATTTTAACTGCTTCGGTTTTTAAATATGCACGATACATATCAGCGATTTGTTTCTTATTGTTATTTATGATATCTGATACTTGTGATTTAGCTGATAATTTTGCCTGTCCTGCTTTACCTTCAGGTCCTGTTTTTAATTTAGCAACTGCATCATCAAATTTTTGTTCTAATGCAACTAAAAATTCTTGTGCAAACTTATCTGCATCTTGTTCTAGTGCTTGACCTGAACGAATTGGTGAGTTTGCATGTGCCTTAACTGCATTTACTAAGTCAATACCACCAATTTTTTGATTTAGTGCCTTGAATGTATTGGCATCAACTGTCATTGAACTTAATTCTTTTATAGCTGAACGAATCTTCGAACTATTTTCTTTTGATAACTGTACCTGTCCTGATACATCTTTAATTCTTGCATCAGTAAACCAAACATTTGAAGAAGGTCTTAACTTACTACTGTCAAAACCAAATGTTGCTTTCATTTCATCCATACTATTACCTGAATAGCTTGTGTGGAATACTATACCTATCTCTGCGGACTGCATTGCTTTAGCAGTTTCACTTTCTACTGGTACAACATATGTAATTGTATTTGGTTTGAATGCTATATGAGGTTTGCCTTCAATATTAACTTGTTTTAAATCACCTTTAGTGAATAATAAGTCGCCTTGTAGCACACCTTCAATACCTAAGTCTTTTAAATGTTCTAATGATGAATTTAATTTGCTACGTAGACCTGCTTTGCTTACAGGTTCATCATTCTTAGTTGTATCTGGATGATTTGTTTCTATATCTTCTGGAGATTTGTTTAATTTTGCCTTTTGAGCAAATACACCTTTAGTACCTACAAAGAATTTTCCATCTTCTGGGTCAGTTCCTGCAAATACAGCCGGAGAACCATCCCATTTAGTTGTGATAGCATCTCCTCCACCATCGCCGTCTAATGTTTTAAGAAGTTTAGTAAATGTTCCTACTATTCTTTTTATACCTGGTGTTCCTTGCATGAACACAAGTTCTTCTGCGTGGTCTAAGTGTGTATTCTTATCTTCTTCTTGTAATTCTGCATCTAACAGGCTTTTCATCTTCTTATGAAAGCCTATTTGTTTCAAACGTGGCTTTCTTGGACCTCTAAATCTTCGTTCCCTGCCTTTGCCTATAATATCTCTTATCTTCATTTTTTGTCCCCAAAAGGTCTTTCGCCAGTTAGATGAGGCTTAGCAAACCATAATTTAAACCATTCATCTGTACCAGGTTGTATATTATGTTTCTTTTGAAGCTGAGATTTTTCAGTACCAGTATAAGATATATTTTCTTGCTGAGTTTCCTCAGGTTGATATGGCTTATATATACCAGATAAAACTTTTAATCTTTTTAGTTGTTGCTCTAAATCCATTACTTCTTAGCCTTAACACTTTTAATACCCCTTTGAAATTTTCTTGGATCTTTTGAACGTATACTATTTACTAATCTCTTAGATAAGTCCGATGCTATTTCATCATCGAATTCACGATTTATGAATTCTAATAGATTTATTGCACCAGAAATAATATGTTCAGCCTTTTGTTCAACGAATCTTTCTCTTTCAGTTGTATATGCTAGAGAATTTAATTCTTCAAAAAGACTCTTACGTGGTTTATCCATGGGTATTTCTCCGTTCTACTGTATTTATCAGTTTTCATCAAAAGGAGAACGTGTTTTAGACTTCAACATTGCTCTTAGGTTCTTTGCAACATCTGTTTGTTCTTCTGGTTGTTCTATTTTTTGTACGGTTTCTGCGGTTATTGTAGTCTTTTTCTTAAGTTGGTCAACGATATTTAATGTATTTGAAAGTTGTTGACCATCACCATCATCAAATCCTTCAGTATTATCATCTGTAATTTTTAAACTATCTCTATCAAATACTAGATTAATTTTACTTCCTACACCACTTGATGAACGTGTTTTTAATAATTGTAACTGATATTGTCCTCTTTCTCTCATTGCTTGACTTGTAAAGATACCTATAACATTATCCGCAGTTTGAATTTTTGATATACCTCCTGCGATATGTGAATGGTCAAACTCAATTTCTTCTACTGCACTTCTATTTAACTGTGATGCAGTAACCACAACATTTTCAGTTTCCATTGCAAAGTTACGAATTTCTTCTGTTACATATTTGTCTTTAATAAACAAATCACCAGCTGGAACTTTTTTAGTTGCTGGCATCAACAAATCAAGATAGTCAATACACATACAATCTATTCGTTTGCCTGTTTGTATTTGTAGTTCTTTAATATAAGAACGCAAATCATTTACTGTAGAACCAGAAGGAAGATACTTGACTCTAAGCATTCCTGATTGTTTGCCTTTTGTTTTGACCATTAATTCTACATCATCTAGTTCTTTAAAAATTCTTTTTGTACTTCTATCTGTAAGCATGGCATCCATACGCATACTTGATAATTCTTCTGAAAGTTCAAGAGTAAAGTATACAACATTCATTCCAAGTTGAGCCCAATTCAAACTCATGTTCTGCATGAATAATGATTTACCTGCACCCGAACCACCTGCAAAAATAGTAATCTCACCTCTATTGATTCCACCATAGAGTTTATCGTCAAGTACCTTCCAACCTGTAGATATTTGACCATTATTATCTTTTAGTTTTTCAAGTCTTGCTCTAGGATTTTCAAAGTAGTCAGTACCAAGAGAACGTGCTAGTCCAATTTGTACTGCACTTTTAATCCTTGTTTCTACTTCACCATATTTACCTGTTTCAAGTAAATCTGCACTATCAATAATTGCTTTTTCGATTGCTTTATGTCTACAGAAAGTTTCAAACTCATCAATAAACCAATCTACGTGTTGATTGATATCATCTAGTTTATCTACATCTTGACCTGTTTGTGCTTTAATAATATCTGGAGTAGGAATTGTGGAATATTCTTCACTATGATTTACTAATACATCTACGACCTTTCTAATATTTCTATCAAAATATTCAGGACGTATAATACTTCTTACTCTAGAATACAACTCAGGATCTGTAATCATGAATTGTACAAATAATTTTTGTAAATCTAGACTATATTCTTTTACATCGGACATTTATATATTGTACTCTCTCTTTGTGTAATTGTCAAATCATTTTCTTTTGAAAATTATGTCTCTATGATATTCTTGTTTGCCTTCAATTTTTATACTCTCGTATGGTTTTCCTACAACATAAATTTCTAAATGTTTTTGCTCTAGCCAGCCACCTGTTTCCAAATAGTTATCGTGATATGAATATGGCATAGGACCAAATAACATACCATCTTCTGTAAGACTATTTGCTAAGTTCTCTGATGCTTTTGCATCTATGTGGTCTAATGTAAACACACCTGTACCCACAATGTATTTGTATTGTGTAGGTAGAGGGCTATCATATATATTATGACATGTTTTGCTTCTATAACTATCTGTTATAAATCTATCTAACATATTTTGATTCATATCATAAGCATCAATGATATAAGGTCCTTTACCAACATGTGGGTTAATTTTTAATTCATAACCTATTTCACCACTACCAGCACCTATATCAGCTATAGGATCGGCTTCATCAACTGTATTCATAATCCATGTTGCCGCATGTTTATGACACTGCCATTCTTTATTATTAATTATTTCGTCATGATAATTATCCCAACTATCATATAACTCTCCATTGGTTTTACCAAAGAACTCTTTAATGTCTTTTACACTTTTGTTAGTCATTTGTCCTCTTCTTGTTTGTTTCTTATTTTTTCTTTTTCAATGCTGAGTTTATCTTTTAAACTCATCATATATGCCGCGCCTGCTAATACTAATATAGCACCTGCCTCTGCAATAAGCACTAACGGATCTGCTTCCTTACTATGTAATACAATAAGTCTACACAATGCCGTTATTGCAATGATTATAGGTAATGTTACAGGTATTCTATTACTTGCGTAAAAGGCTCCTACCATACCAATAATTTCTGCATAAATGAATAACAGAAATAAATCTGCTAATTCAATTTTAAAATGTACCATTATCATTTTGTATACATCTAAACCAGCGGCAACCATTGTTAAAGTTCCAATTACCCCTAGTAAAATTTTTTCACTGGCTGTTGTTGTCCAATGCAATTTTTTAGACCAGTCTCTTTCCCTAATCATTTTTCTCCTACGATACTTTTTGTGTAAACACACTGCTTACAATTTCTTCGTTACTAACTCTACGCATAGCCTCGCCAATCAAAGTGCATACACTGACTACCCGTGTCTTTTTGCAATCATTAGGACAGTTAAAATCTATACTGTCTGTAATTACGCATTCTTCAAGGACACTATCTTCAATTCTTTTACATGCCTTACCACTGAGGACTCCGTGTGTAATATATGCTCTAACACTTAATGCACCTGCATCTAATATAGCCTGAGCCGCATTACAAAGAGTACCTCCACTATCAATTATATCATCTACTAGAATTGCATGTTTGCCTTTAACATCACCTATCAAATTCATTACTTCTGCAACACCAGCCTCTGGTCTTCGTTTATCAACAATAGCATAATGGGCGTGAAACATATCAGCAAATTTTCTTGCTCTTACTGTACCACCAGCATCTGGTGAAACGAAAACTGTTTCTACTTGTTTAACATTAGGATCATCAATAATACCGATGGTCTTTTTAATGTCTTTGACAAAGACTAACCTGCTTGTTAAATCATCTACAGGAATATCAAAGAAACCCTGAATTTGACCAGCATGTAAGTCCATAGTTAAAATTCTGTCTGCTCCTGCTTTTGTTAATAAGTTTGCAACAAGTTTAGCAGTAATAGGAGTACGTGATGCACTCTTTCTATCTTGTCTTGCATATCCAAAGTATGGGATAACTGCGGTAATTCTTCGTGCAGAACTACGTTTGGCCGCATCAATCATAATCATAAGTTCCATTACATTATCATTGACTGGACTACTTGTGCTTTGGATTATAAAAACATCTTCACCTCTAATGTTTTCTTGAAATTCTACGTTACACTCACCATCAGCGAATGTTTCTATTTTAGCCGGCACTAAATCGCTAAAGCAATGTTCAGCAATCGCTTGTGCCAAATTTCTGTTACTATTACCAGATATAATTTTCATAGACTTTTGCACCTTTGAAACTAGTTGTATATAGCTTCTAGAATAACAAATTTTTTACTCGTTGTCAATGATAAATTTAAAAAGTTTTTAATAAGTTGTGATTACTTTATCCGCAATACCATGTTTAACTGCTTCTTCTGGAGTTAACCAATGATCCGTTTTTGGTGCCAATAAATGCTTACGAATGTAAGTTTTTGTTTTACCAGTACATTTTATGTAGTGTTCCAATAACTTTTCGTTAGTCCAATCCATATGCTTTTTACTGTCTAGCATATCATGATACTGACCTTTTTGTCCACCACTGAATTCGTGAGACATCACCGCGGTATTATGTGTAAGATATCTATGACCTTTTACACCAGACATCATAAGCATGACGCCACAACTTGCGATTGATCCCATACCATATGTATAAACTGGAATTCTTGATTGTTTGATTGTATCAATTAAATGCATACAACTGTCTACTAACCCTCCAGGAGAATTAATATACAGATGAATTGTATTTGGTGCTTTATCTTTTGGCATAAGATTATATTCAATAATCATTTTTACCAAAGGCATGCAGTTTTCTTGATTAAACTCTTTGTCCATAAACAGTACGCCATTGTCTTTACTGTATTCGCCTGGTTGCTTTGGTGGAGCAGGCGGTTGAGGCATTGGGGGCGGCGGAGTTGGTTTTGGTTGTTCTTTTGGTTCTGGAATAATATTCATTTGTTTTTTCATTTCTTATCCTATCCTCATTTTCACACTTATTTTTGTGTTGTTGCTAATACGTGCATCTATGATACTCTTTAAAGTATACAACTTTCCATATCGTTGTATTGCATCAGCGGCATCCTTGATATCATCTTCCCACATAGGAAAAGATACACTCCAGCCATTTTCCTGGGCTTGTTTAATTAATTTTTCTCCTGCTTTATCTCTATCGGGACAAATAATTATTTCGCCTCTAAATTGATTGATGTAATCAATTTGGTCTTGTGAGGCTTCGTTACTAGTAATAGCCACACAATCTAATGCCAATGCATCTATAATGCCTTCACATACTATTAAGTATTTAGTCTTACTTTTTATCTTGTCTGTGTTGTGCAAAAATGCTTTAGGAGATTTTGTAATATATTTGGAAGAAGATTTGCCTGTAATATCACGTGCAGTATATCCAACAATTTTATCTTCTTGAATAAAAGGAAATATAACTCTATTTTTAAAATTCATATGATTAGACCAATATACATTTTGTATGTGGTCATAAACACCTCTGTCAATTAAATATTTAACTGCAAAGATGGCACCTTCAGGAGGATTATCTTTTGCTAAAATTACTTCTAATTTTTCTGAACCTTCTGGTAATTCAGTTTTTTGAAAATTTGGTATTCTTATTTGTTTTGTTTTATTTGCAAAAAGGAATGGACCTTCAGATAATTCTTTCTGACGGATAGCTTCCAACTGTAAACGTTTGATATCACTTTCAGAAATG